GCCCAGGGGGTAGGGTCAGCGAGCAAGGCGATCACGCCACTGCGTCCCCCGGCCGCTCACCCGAAGTGCTTCCGAGGCTGACGTTCCGCCGCCCAACCTCCAGGCTGATGCTTCGCCGTCTCCTTGTTATGACACGACACACACAACGGCCTCAGGTGCTTGGGCGCATCAGGATCGGCCACACCTTCAGCCTGTAGCTGCTTGCGACTCCTTGGCCAATGGTCAGCGACCGTGGCTTGCCGACCGCACAGCACACACCAAGGATTCGCGTACAGGAACGCCTTGCGCCTTCGTGCCCAGCGCCCAGCGTCATACCCTCGCTGACTTGCACTACCTCGTAGCCGCTCACGCTGCCTCTTGTGCAGCTCGCATGGTCCACCACTCGTAAGCTCAGGACAGCCAGGCTGCGAGCATGGAACACGTGGCTTGCGCGGCATAGGTACACACCACCTACAGGGGACAGGGGCATCGCACCCGGGGGGTGGGCACTGCACCAGGGGGTAGGGTCACCACACCCCGGGGGTACCTACTTATTTAGTAGGTGGGGGTGCTTCAGTCCGCTGGGGGAGACTCGAACTCCCATGCCTTACGGCAGCGGCTTCTAAGGCCGCCGTGTCTACCGTTCCACCACCAGCGGGCACATAGCTGGTGCGGCTGGATTCGAACCAGCAACCACCGGGCCAACCGCCCAGCGCTCTACCACTTGAGCTACGCACCAGAACCCGCGCGCTCTAGAAACCATCGGCAGGAGAGAGGGAACGCCGTGGGAGCAATGCGCGGGTAATCGGAGGGGCCACAGTCCGCCGGATATCAGGAATGCAGTGCGCGGGATCATCCCCCCTCTACTAATACTCTAGCTAGTCGAATGCCTGCCCCGTGATGTCTAGTAAGTCGAACGCCTAGTGGGGAGTGACGGAGTGGTGAAGCTGGGTGCGATCCGGTTTTGCCCTATAGTTCTTTGTATAGAATGCAGATGAGGACCTAGTTCATCACTTCATCACTTCATTGCAGGTCAGAGGGTATTTGCTCCGCTCCGCTGAATAGCGTTTCGCCACTCCCCGCTGACAGCCGGGCATGAGAAAGGGGCAGAATCCGAAGACCCTGCCCCATATGTGATCCCGGTCACATTTTAGGCTGCGGTAGCCCAGACGATCTCAACGCGCTTGTCTCCGTCGAACCGGCCACCCCCACTCCACCGCTTGATGATCACCTTGTCTATCGCCAACCGCAGCAGATCACGCTTCAGGTCAAGGTCTGCGGCGTCCCACGCCTCCCGCGCTGTCTCAGCATCCAGCAGGAAACCGATATCAACGCCAGTGTCACCGCCCAGCTTGCGCAGCGTGGCTTGTGCCTTGTAGTCCCGCATTGCGTCCTTGTACGCAGGCTCGAAGAACCTTGCCGCTGGCCCCTCGTACAGTCCGTCGCGACGGTCCCTCAGGAGCCTTTCAAGCGTGCTCTCAGCGGCTTTCAGCATGGCTACGGCTTCCTGTACCTCCGCCGTCTCTTCAGGCCGTGTGAGGGCCGCCCAGCGCTCCGCCACGACCTTCAACAGCGGATCGTCTTCGTCGGCGTTCGTCAGCCGTGCGAACCAGCGGCTAACTACGTAATCCTCAAGCGGGGGCCGGAACGCAGAAGCCGGTGCAGGGCAGCGCGTGCCAGCGTGCAAGGCAGACGTGCACGTGTAGGAACGGCCAGAAACGGGCGCAGCGCGGCCACAGCAAGCGCACCGGGTCAGGCCGGTCAGCAAGTGCGCGGCACGGCCCCTGAACGTCTGAGAGACCTTCGTATGCCCCTTGATGGCGCGCACTGCGGCTTCCCGGTCGGCATCGTCCACCAGGCGCACGCCGACACGCACGCGACGGCCTTTCTTGTCGCGGTAGATCACGCCGCGCTGGTTCCCGATGCAGTGCACTTGCCAACCGGAGTAGGCAGCGTTCGTGATGATGCGGTAGATCGTGTTCGCGTGCCATGTCTTCCCGGTCGGCGAGGGTACCTGGTGGTCATCCAGCCAGCGGGCAATGTCCCGGAGGCTGTACTTACCAGTTTTCGCCATGCGGAAAATGCGTTTCGCAATGGTTGCCTTGCTGCCGAAGTTGGGATGGTCCGGCCGTGCGGGTGACGTGTCCTCGACAAGTTTCCTGTTTTCGTCCGCCTTCAGCCCGTAGGGCACCTTGCCGCTGACCCACTCGCCGTGATCGCGTTGCCATGCCTTCGTGTCGGTTACCCGCTTGCTGATGCGGTCCGATTCGTCGCGGGCATCCTCTGCCTTCCACATGATCATGCGGCGGTGGTCCGGGTTGGAGCTGTCTAGCCCGTCTTCCCCGAAGATGATCCTTGCCCCGGTTTCCTCCAGGTTCTCCAGGACCCGGAGCACTGCCAGCGCGCCTCGCCGGTCGAACCGGTCCAGCTTGTAGCACCAGAGAGTTTTGATCTCCCCGTTGGCCAGCGCCTCAAGCGCCTTCGTGTAGTCCGGCCGGACAACATCCTTTTTGGATGCCGACAGCTTGTCTTGCCAGACCTTCCGTACCTTCAGGTTGTTCCACGCTGCCCAATCCCGCCCCCGCTGAATTTGAGCGTTGGGCGACAGCTCCCCACGTCGGCCCTTCAACGCGACCGACTTTCGGGCGTAGATATCCATGAGGTCGTCTGGCGACGCCTCGATAACATCGCTCATGATCCGCAGTATGCGTCTACGGCGTGCGCTCAGTCCAGTTGCATACGTGTTCACGTACCCAATGGTATGGAGACACCTAAGCACTGTCCAGCCGACCAGGTAAAAGCCCCTGCCCAGGATGATCCCGTGTATCGGCGCAGCGGCACTGCCGAGAATGTGGGCAAGGAAAAGCCCCGCTCTCGCACGAAGCGATAAGCGGGGCTATCCGCTGTTCTTCCGCTACTGGGGGTAGACGCTAGCCGGGTGACGAATCCGGCCGGAACAGCAGAACGCATGTTACACAGATCCGCCGTTCTGCGCAAGCCGATACAGTGTGTCTGCGGGACCCCGGGCACTACGCCTGTCCGGGGCTCCGCTTATCCCGTGACCATCCTCCCGGTCCACGGGTCGCGGAACGTGTGTCGCCAGCAGAGGTTAGGCAGCAGCATTTTCACGCGCGCGACTTTGCCCGGCATCACGGGGTCACCGTCCCTCGCCCAGTCCAGTTCCCCGCAGTGCCGTTCGGCTAGTCCGCGCACGAGCTGTAGGCCACGGCCGGACTCTGCCCACTCGTCCCAGGTTGACGGGTCGGCGTCGTCCATGTCGGTCACGCCCCATGCGAGACCGCCGGGGTTGCGCACGCCCCTATAGGTCTCCCGCCACGGGATGTAAGGGCTCTTGTCGTGCACCGTGAGGATCAGCCAGCGGTTCGGGTGCCACAGCGTGAAGGACCCCGCCGGGAACGCGTCGCCAGCATGCCGCTGCACGTTCGTCACCAGCTCACTGACCATGATCTGTACGTCCGCCGACAGGTCCGGGAACTGAGGCCCCGTCAGCCCGAAGGCCTCCATCATCCAGGCGGCCGCCCTTCGGCACTCTCGCGGCGCTGTCTTGTCGTCCAGCCGGAAACCCACGGAACCCCAGCGTTCCTCCCGCATGGGTCCCTCGACAAGGGCGGCTGTTCTCTTCGTGGTTGCTGTCATGTGTCACAGCGTAGGCACCATAGCCGGTCAGGGGTACAGAACAACCAGGATTCCCCCGACTTGAGTTGACCACTCGTTACCCCGTTCGACCGCGTACCGCCCGTCAGTCACCATCGAGGCTCTGAGCGGCCCCATGACGGCCGTTAGGACCGTGGCGAGGCTTCCGGTATCAAGTGACCCGTAAACGTCCCTCACAGCGGCGCTCAGTGCCCTTGCAGCGGCGTCAACGTCCGGCACGTCAGCCCCGCCCGCACCCTTGCCCTCAATGGCCCATGTGATCCTCATGCCCCGACCCTAGCGTCTCAACGGCATTGTCTTTAGTTTCGCTAAGTAACGACTATCGGGGCAAAGAAAAACCCCCCAGCTGCTAGCCGGGGGGTCACCTACTTTTTTAGTAGGTACTTAGCGCTGCTGCTGTCGTGCGTAAAACTCCGCGCACTTCTGGCAAGCGGGCACCTCACCTACCGGCCCACAGTCCAACACCGTCACGGCCGGAACGCCCTGCACCATGTGCCGCGCGCTGTACTGGCAAACCTGGTTCATCTGGTTTCTCCCCTCAGTCTTCGCCGTCTTCGTCGCGCCAGTTCGGCACAATGTCAGCGGTCTGGGCCCACAGCCAGCGGAAGGTGTCTTCCTTCATCCTGATCACGATGGGACCACGCACACGGTCTACCGCCTGCACATCAACGCTGCGGTCCGCGTACACCTGCACCGCGCCGATCTCCAACAGGTCCAGCTTAATCTGAGGCACTGCGCCCCCTCCTTCGGTCGATTGCGGTAGCAGAATACCGGGAACCCCCGGCGGACGGCAACCTACGGTCGCTTGTAGTCGCCTTCAGGAGTGACCACACGAGCTATCCCGCTGGCCCGTATGAGCGTCCAGCAAGCCGGGCACGGTTCCCGCGTCACGTACAGGGTTGACCCCGGTAGCTCGGCCGGAGGTGTGTGCCGGATCGCGTTCCGCTCCGCATGGTCGGCGATACAGTTCGCGTAGTCGCTGTTCGGCGGACATTCGGCAGCGCTCAGCTTCCCGCGCGGGCAGGCACCAGCCGTAGCGCAGCCAGGAACCCCGGCCGGTGCCCCGTTATAGCCAGTTCCACGCACCTCGTGCGACGCATTCACCAGAATGGCACCCACCTGGCTACGTGTGCAGTCGGCTCGGGTGGCCACCCATGCAGCACCGGCCAAGAAATACTCGTCCCATGATGGGCGTGTAATCGCCGCCATACCCCTTCTCAATCACAGAAGTGCCCCCGGTCGAACTCTGCTTCTCGGCGCCAGAATCGCTTCTCGACCCGGCGGATCAACCGTCGGTACCGTCGCCCCTTGTCCCCCTCGCTGGCGTAACGGTGGGGCAGCACCCGGCTGTTGGCACTGACGCCCTTAGAGCGCCGTCTGTGGATGTGCGAGCGCCCTGTGAACGGTACTGGCGTACTCATGTCCCCCATCCAATGAGAAGGCCCCTGGGGGGGATTCCCAGGGGCCGACTTGTGTTACTGCCGCACGAACCCGAGGCGCTCGAAGTTCTTTACCTGATGCTCAGCTTCCTGCTTGGCGAAGCCCGGCTCGAACCCCTCGGCGATGTAGTCGTAGGTCCAGCCCGCGA